TGCCGTACCTGTAAATATGTTCAAGTCGGATCGGCAGCAACTTGGCACTGTACTCACCCAACGGAACGTGCTATACTTAGCGTAGAGAAACAATTAGTAGGTTGCCAGATGTACAAAATGGCTGAGTACTACAGATGAAGAAACCTTTCACCGATAGGCAGTACCAGACGGAGGCGGTTCAAAGTATCTGGACATACTTTGAGACCCACGCTACTGGTAATCCCATTATCGCAATGCCTACAGGCAGCGGAAAGACGATTGTCAACGCCCGCTTCTTGCAAGACATCTATCGTATGTTCCCTTTCCAAAAGATTATGCTGCTGACCCACGTTAAAGAATTGATCCAGCAGAACTACGATAAGCTGCTAGCCTTGTGGCCCGACGCTCCAGTTGGAATCTACAGCGACGGCTTAGGGCAGAAAGAATCCAGACAGCGTATTACAATAGGCGGAATCGCTTCCGTGTGGCGACGTCCTGAAATCTTTGGGCATGTGGATCTAGTTATTATTGACGAGGTGCATCTGGTCAGTCCCAAGGGCACCACAATGTACCAGAAGTTCATTCAAGCGTTAGCTAAGGTCAATCCAAACATTCGCGTCATTGGGCTCACTGCTACGCCCTGGCGCATGGGACACGGAAAGCTAACCGACCCCATGTTGAATGAAGACGGATCGTTAACGCCAAGCCTCTTTACGGACTTCTGCTTTGACATCACAAACTACCAGAGCTTCAATCGGTTGATCGCTGAGGGCTATCTAGTCCCGCTGATCCCTAAGAAACCCAAGACCGAGCTCAACGTGGACGGAGTCCATCTCCGCGGGGGTGAGTTCGTTGAGAAGGAATTGCAAATTGCAGTCGACAAACACGAAGTCACTGTTGCAGCGGTCACCGAGGCTATCGAACTTGGCAAGGATCGTAAGAAGTGGCTAGTGTTCGGTGCAGGTATCGAACACGCGGAGCACATTACGGAGATCCTAAATGAGATGGGAGTCCGTGCAGAATGTGTTCACAGCAAGCTCGACAAGAAGGATCGCGATAAAACAATCGCAGACTTCCGAGCAGGTCGGATTCGTGCAATAGTCAACAACAACATTCTAACAACGGGGTTCGATGACCCAGCAGTGGATATGATTGTTGTGCTGCGACCAACTATGTCCACGGTGCTGTGGGTTCAAATGCTTGGACGAGGTACGCGACCTGTCTACCCCTTCGGGCACAATAGCGATACAATCGAACAACGCATCGCAGCAATCAAAGCCAGCGGCAAGCTAGACTGTCTTGTTCTAGACTACGCAGGTAACACGCGCCGCTTGGGGCCCATCAATGACCCCGTAATTCCAGAGCCTCCTAAGTCGAAGGGCACACGCCCCGCCCCAGTTAAACTCTGCGATGTATGCCAGACCTACGTCCACGCTAGCTTGCGTATCTGCCCACACTGTGGTAACGAATTTCACATCCAGCTCAACATTGTGCAGACAGCAAGCTCCGTCAGCCCACTGAAGGGCGAGCTACCCATCACAAAGGTATTCAAAGTAGATCACATCACCGCAGCGCGGCACGAGAAGATTGGCGGGGGTTCCGTGTCAATGCGTGTCTCGTACTACTGCGGATTAAAGATGTACACCGAATTCGTAACATTCGAAAACAGCAACGCCTACGCTCAACGCCGTGCTCGGGCTTGGTGGAAGACGCGAATGCACAACGCAACCGCATTGATTCCCACCACAGTGAACGAGGCTCTCGAGCGTCTCGACGAAGTCAATCACCCAACGCACATTCGCGTCTGGGTTAACAAAACTCCATACCCAGAGATCATGGCCCTCTGCTTCGATGGCACTGCCTTTGGAACGGAGGAGATGTCAGACGTAGTTCCGGAAGTTACTACCTCTCTGGCACCTACTACGAAGAACTCTGAAATCGAAGTCCCATTCTAACGGAGTAGAGCCAATGGCTTTCAAACTGACTAAAGCAGAAGAAACTGAACTCGAGAAGCTGAAGACGACACTCACCGACGCCTACAGTGGACTAGAAATATCCGTTAATGACTACAATGAAAAAGTAGAGGAAGTCAAAGACGCTGTCGATAGCGCGTTGGCTACCTACAATGCAGCTCTTGCTGAGTTTCGTTCATTTGTTGAAGGAGTTGCTACTAGCCGAAGAGACGAGTATGATGAAAAGTCTGACGGCTGGAAAGAAGGAGACAATGGATCTACTGCCGAAGAATGGATCTCTACCTGGGAAGGTGCTGATCTTGAAGACGCAGAGATCAAGTATCCTGATCAGCTTGAACTAGAATTCGACAACCACGCTGATACCGATTTGCCTGGGGAGCCATAATCTAGCTTGCATCTTGTAAGCGAATCTGCTATGCTTGTGGTGTAACGGAGCACCACAAGCATGGTTCGCTTTATCAAAGATGACGGGGGCCGTACTGCCTGCGGATACAAAGGCAAGACTGGCGATTGTGTAACTCGATCTATCGCTATCGCTACCGGACTTCCATATCATAAAGTCTATGCTGATCTAGCTTGGATCAATCTTAAAATGCCAAAGACAAGGGGTCGTACAACAGTCGGCATCCATAGTGCTGCACACGGTATCTTTACTAAGAGTGTTCTGTTCAAACGCTATATGAGGGATTGCGGTTTTCTCTGGACACCAACTATGGGTATCGGCACCGGTTGCCAAGTTCATCTACGAGCCGAAGAATTACCTATGGGTCGACTTGTCGTTAATGTCAGCAAGCATCTTGTTGCTGTTATCGATGGAGTAATACACGACGCATACGATCCTTCGCGTGGAGGTAGGCGCTGTGTCTATGGCTATTGGAAACTGGAGAGGTAGAATGTCTGTCAAGATTAAAGCCAAACTGGTGACCGCACTCGATCTGGAACCCGGTGATCTATTCTCAGCCGCAGGACCGTCATACTGGGACACTGCAATGGACAAGGGTTCGATTGGTGAGATGGTTTATATCCGTACTCGCACGGACGCTAACCGCGCTCCTGACGCTAACGATGTGGTGTACCATATCACTATCGAACGGGACGAGGAAGTAAAATGAAGATCCGACTAGCGATGCGTCAGGAAGGAAACTTCTGGAACGCTTATCTTGCGCTTGCTGACACTATGGAGGGAGCCAAATTGATTGGCTCAGTCTCAATGGGCGCAGTTGTTAGGGATCCAAAAGTCAAAGCTGACTTCATGAAGTTAATGCAACGGGTGCTGGGCAACGCCATCAAAGACACCACAGGTGAGAAGCCTAAAGATTGGAACATCGGCCCGGCACCGGAATCTGAAAGATCAGGACATTCATAATGGCACAATTATTGGACTGCCCCTGTGGCAGCGGTAACCCTCCATCGGCTCAGGCTGACGGCTACGGAATCTTTCTCTGCTACACTTGTGATAAGTGTTATAAAAAGAAGATGGCCAAGTACCGTTCTGACATCAGAGAACGCTACGAATGCGACGAACCAATAGAGGAGGACTAGATGGGTTTCTTCTTTCTCTGGTTCTGTATCTTCATTCTGTTTCTAATTCTTGCTCGGATGATATTCGGAGTAAAGTAGATACAAAATAGTGCTTGCTTTGAGGCGAAGAGCTGTGCTTACATACTGGGGCAGCAGCAAATTACTTCAACGCTGCATCAACAATGGAGTTAGAGAATGTCACACGAAGTGGAATCAATGGCCTGGGCACACGAAGTTCCCTGGCACGGTCTCGGAAACAAAGTCGAAGGAAATATCACCTGCGACGAAATGCTGGTCGCTGCTGGTATCGACTGGACAGTTGAAGAGCTTCCTTGCTACATTATGATTGATGGTAAGAACGTTCCTGTCAATCGTAAAGCGATCGTCCGTTCCACGGACAAGAGAATCTTCACCGTAACGGGTCTGGATTGGAAACCCAATCAGAATAAAGTTACGATGGACTTCTTCCGTGACTACACCAGAGAGGGAGGCTGCACACTTGAGACAGCCGGCTCGCTCCGTGGTGGAAAGATTGTGTGGGCGTTGGCGCGTGTCTCCGCTGGGTTCTCGCTCCAGGGCAGAGATCACGTGAAGGCGTACATTCTGATTGTATCGCCGCACGAAGTTGGAAAGGCGATTACTGTTCGAACCACAAGCGTCCGCGTCGTGTGTGCTAATACGCTAGCGATGGCCGGTGGGGTTCAGGGCAAACATGCAGAGTATCGCCAGAGCCATACCTACAACTTCGACACCGCTGCTGCAAAGGCTTCCGTGCAGTTGGTGAAAGAAGAGATCGCTCAGTTGGAGCTCGATGCCAAGGCATTGCAGCAGTTGAAGATGAGCCAGTTCGATACGTTGCGCGTCCTGGCAGAGTTCTTTCAGCCTGCACTGCCGAATGGCACTCAGCACAACATCGAAGAGTTGATCAACGAGCCGGATGCGCGTTCTCCGAAGCTCCAGCGTGTTCTGTGGGCAACGGAAAAGGCGCCGGGTGCAACTCCGGGCAATGGCTGGGGCATTCTGAACGGTGTCACTTACTGGGCCGACCACATGGCAGGCAACTCCAAGGATTCCCGCCTGTTCAACAGCTGGTTGGGTGAGACTGGAAAGAAGAAGGATCAAGTCAAGGGTAAGCTGATGGAGATGATCTCCTAAAGCTGATACACAATAAGACAGGGCTGGGGTTACTCCCAGCTCTGTCTTTTTATTTCGGCA